AAAAAGATACCATGGAAATATCAGGTATTGTTTATCAAGTCATACTTAAAGAAAAACCGGCGAAAGTATGCATCGACATCGGCGGCCTTGGCGCTGGTGTTTACGACAGATTGCGCGAGCTAGTTCCTGATTCTGACATATTAGTAGCCGTAAACTTCGGGGCTAAACCGTTCGACGGACAAAGATATAGAAACAAGAAAGCTGAAATGTGGGGAACCATGCTTGAGTGGCTTAATGAAGAACCGTGTCAAATACCTGACTCGGACGAACTGCATGCAGATTTATGTAACACAAAGTACAAGATAGATTCTAACTCTAGACTAGAAATAGAATCTAAAGCTGAAATGAAGAAGCGCGGCATCAGGTCGAGTGATTGTGCAGACGCATTAGCTTTAACGTTCTCACTTCCCGAATCTGCTTATCATGCAAACAAGAAACAAGATGAAGTGCTAAACTTGCTTAATGCGAGCTTTGACGCAAGAATGGCAGCAAGAAACAAATCAGGGAGATAAAAATGTCGGGCGTAATGGGTGTGGGTCAGGCTGAGGAAGCCCAAATTGACGGTAAAATTAATTTAGCGTCGATAAAAAAAGATATTGAAACGTTTTATGAGTATTTTCAGCCAAACTACAAGACTTTCCGGGAGTTCTTCAAGTTAACTTTTCAAACTACTTTATCTCAACTAGAAAGGGAAAATCTCAGGCTAATTGGTAAACCTGTGATTGAGTTCTCAATATTCGAAGCTTATATCTCGCGCTTGCGAGGTGAGTTTTCTAAACAACGTCCGTCAATGAAAGTGCACGCAGCGGAAGGCTTGGCCATTGGCAAGTTGGACGACCAGTACTTAAAGCTGATGAAGGTTTCCCAGGCTCATTTAGATGAAATATTTTTAGATGCAGATTCAGAAGGCTTTAGCGATGACATGTACTGCGATACAGCCGCAGGTGGTTTTGGTGTTGCAAAAGTCGTAACAGAATATCTAAACGAGAAATCATTTCTACAAAGAATCAAGCTAGACAAAGTCAACAACCCTTGCATGACTGGCTTTGACCCTTTGGCTGTTAAGCGTCACAAAGGTGACGGTCGTTACTGCTTTGAGCTATATCCGATGACTCAAGAAGAATTTGCAACAGAGTTTGGGAAGGCGAAGGCTAAGACTTTTAATTTTACTCGAGCTGTTGATAGCTTCAACTGGACTTATACTAATCAAGACATAAAAGTGGTGTTAGTTGCTGATTATTACGTAAAAGTGCCCAAGGTGGCGGTGTTAGTTCGCATAGCAGAAAACACACTAGATTGGCCGCAGACTATGACGATGACAGAATACAATCAACGGGTTAAAAAGTTTGAAGGTATCGAGCAGGTGCCCGAAATTTTAGAGCGACGCAAAACAACATCTACATCTATCTGGCGTTACAGAGTCTCTCAAGATGAGATACTAGACAGTGAAGAAACGTTCTATCCTATGTTGCCCTATGTTTTTTTTGACGGCAATTCGGCTTACGTGCAAGAAGAACAAGGCGGTCAAATGCGTCAACGATGCAAGCCTTACACTTATCACGCCAAAGGCGCTCAAAAGCTTTTCAACTTTGCCGGGCAAACCATCGGACAAGAGTTGGAAGACATGCCGCGCAACACTTTTATGATACCAATCAGGGGAATACCTAAGGCTTACATCAAGCAGTGGCAATACCCGCAAATGGCTGGAACACTGGCTTATAACGATGTAGACCCGGAGAACCCGGGCTCACCAATCACCCCGCCAAGCGTTGTGCAAAGAATGGCAACGCCGCCTTTGGTGCAAGAAACGTTTATGAGCAGTCAAAGCATTATCCAGCAAACTTTAGGGTCTTATGATGCAATCCTAGGCATAAGCGGAAACGATATATCGGGAAAAGCTATACAAAATGGCGCGATGCAGTCAGACGCTGCGGCTATGCCATATTATGTGAATTTCATTATCTCGATGCAGAGATGCGCCGAGATTATTTTGCACTTGATGCCACTAATATATAACACGCCAAGAACTATTCCGATTAGGATGCCGGACGGCAAGCGTGACTATCAAGTTATTAACCAGCCTTACCCCAAAGTTGACAAACAAGCAGAAATGCTGCAAAAAGCACAACAAATGGGGTTGGGCGGCATGCAAAGTCAACTGGAAGAAACTGGCGAAGAAAGTGCGGAGTCTGAAGAAATGGAAGACGCATTAATGTTCAATTATGACCCTCACGATTTAAATGTAATCGTTGAGCCGGGCGTAAACACTCATGTGCAAAAGCAATTATCTTTTGAGCTGTTAACCCGGGCTATGGAAGTGTCACCTACACTAGCTGAGTTCTTTAACCGCCAAGGCTTGCCGGTAATCCTAGAAAGTTTAGACTTGCCGGGTATTGAAGCGTTAAAGGATATGGTCGGGCAGTTCCAAGCGCAAATGGAGAAAGAGCGCCAAGCCGCTGCAGACCAACCGCAAGAAATTGACAAGATGGTTCAAGCCGAGATGGAGAAAGCAAGGCTAGATTCAGAGGCTCGCATGCAAAAAATAGAAGCTGATTTCGCAGTGGCTATTGCTAAGATTGCTGAAAAGCAGGAAGAAACAGAGCTGAAGCGACAAGAGTTAGAGCTTAAAGCACGTGAAGCAAACATCAGACTAAACATGGACAGAGAAAATGCGGCATCGGCCAACACTTCTGCAACTATACAGCAAGCGATTAACGTGATGAAGCATCAGAGCGAGCAGAAACAGGTTGAAATGCAAAACGAGGCGCAAATGCAGCAAGGTGAAGTTCCCCCGCAAGGCTAGAAAATGGTTTTTAACTGTTCAAAATTTGCACAGTTGGGACTTAGAGTGCTATATTAATAACGTACATAACTGACGGGCAGCATAACCCGGTCTACGTTCCGACACGGTAAAATCGGCACACGTCGTGCAGACGGTTTACGTTATCTTTAACGGTTAAAAAAGAAAGGGAAGTTTAAATTATGAGTAGTGAAGATGTTGCGACAGACTTGGGTCAAAATGAAGCTGCGGCACAATCTGCACCTGTACCACAGGAGCGTATGATTTCACAGTCTGAAGTTGACAAAATAGTACATGCAAAGATAATGCGCGAACGTGAACGCAGTGTAGGCGGAATGCAACAAGCGCCCAATGCTCAAGCTAGTGGATACAACGAAGAAGAACTGCTCGAAAAGATGTCTTCACGTATGCAGAAACAGCAGGATGAGCAACGCCAACAGTACGAGCGTGATCAACAGAAAGCGCAGGTTGACGAAATAGCTAAGACTTATCTTGAAAAGATGGAACAAGGCAATGAGCTTTATGACGACTTCAAAGAGGTAACCGAAGACTTTTCACCAGCCACTTATCCGCAGATTACTATAATGGCAAGCCAATACGATAACTTACCAGACATCATGTATGAGCTGAATAAGAATCCTAGGAAGCTTGTAGATTTACACGTGTTAGCATTGACCGACCCGCCTAGAGCGAAAAAGGAAATGGCTAAACTTTCTCAGTCTATAAAACAGAATGAGACGGCGCTTGTAAATAACTCTAAGTCACCAGCTCCACTATCCAGAATGAAATCTTCTTCTGTAGCCGGGCAAGATAATGGAAAGAAGACAATTAAGGATTTAAGAAAGGAAGCCAGATTTCGAGGCTAGCATTTCTACTTAAGAGCCAATCCAGCATCTAGTCCGATGTAAATTTTTTAACATTGGAGAAATACTATGGCTGTAGACGCCACAAATATACTGCAACAAGTTGCAACTTACCAAGAATCCGACTTGGCATATCTTATTAACTTAAACTGTTTTGTAACCACTGCTAACACTAAGTTTAAGAATTTTCAAACTGAAATTGGGAACCTTGGCGACACTGTTACATTTGACAGAACCCCACGTTATGTTACTAACAATTCATTGGTTATCACTGCTCAAGCATCTGTGCAGCGTGTGCAAACTTTAACAGTTGATAACGCACAAAACGTAGCTTACAACTTTACTTCCCAACAAATACTATTCAACGTAGATGAATATTGGGATAAATTTGCCAAGTCTGCGGTTGAAGAATTATCAGCAAACGTTGAAGCATCAGTTGCAAATGTTTGCGTGCAAAACACATTTAGATTTTATGGTGATGGCGTAACTCAAATTACAACATTCAACCAATTAGCTAAAATGCTTAGCTTTTACAGGAACTTTGGCGCACCTAAAAACTCAACCAAAGGTTTCTTGTCCGACATAGCTGTTCCTGACATCGTAGGTTCTGGGTTGAATCAGTTTGCTACAAAGCGTAATGATGAAACCGCAATGAGCTGGGAAGTTGGCGCGTTTAGTCGTTGCGAATGGTATCAGTCAAACTTGTTACCAGTTCACATTGCAGGCTCCGAGGGTATCAACGGTACAGTATTGACTGTTCTTAGCACTACTAAGAATGCTAACGGCGAAATCACTGCGATTACCTTTGAAGATACTAACGCTGCAAACGATGCGGCTTCTGTGTTGAAATATGACAAGTTCCAGTTTAGCGACAACATCACAGGCTTTACAAACTTACGCTTCTTAACTTTCATCGGACATTTCCAGTCAGCAAGCCCTGTGCAGTTTGCAGCAGCAGCAACAGCAGCATCGACAGCAGGAAGCCAAGTAACAGTTACTTTGTATCCACCGTTATTGCCAGGCAAATTGCAAGCAGCATCAAGCGACACGATGAATATCAACGTAGATATTTTAGCTGGTATGCAAGCGACAGTATTGCCTTCTCATAGAGCTGGTGTTGTACATGCAGGCGAGCCTGTGTTCCTGGCGATGCCGAAGTTACCGACTCAAGAGCCGTTCTATTCTGCTTCTGAATATGACGAAGATACTGGTGTTGCGATGAGATGTTATTGGGGCACAGTGCTAGGGCAAAATCTCCAAGTGATGGCTCACGATTGCATCTGGGGATATACTATGGTCCCAGAATATTCGATGTCTGTGATATTTCCACTC